CAAGTCCAGTCCCAGGTCGGACCCCAGGTTCACCATGCAGGTCCGACCCCAAGTCCGACCCCAGGTCCGACCCAAGGTCTGATCCCAGGGTCCGATCCTTGGTCAAACCCAAGGCGAATCCCAGGCCCAACCCCAAGCATAAACTGTGACCAGTCATCTGATGGCGTGCGTGTTGCCCTCCAGTCTATCTGGCCCCCCAAGCCAGTGTTTGGCACGGCTGTTCCCGTAGCATCAAAGCCGCTCCCCATCACGGCGGAAGCTCCTGCTGGCCCAAACTGTAACTCATCCCAATTAGCAATGTGTCCTGGTACATGTGACATATCTCTATCTCCTTATCGCTATACTTCTATACAGATGGAACCCATCTGCTTGTGGGAACAAAATTAGTACCCCGAATTGGTTTCCCTGCTTCATCCTTCTGTATCACCCCGCCTACTTTGAGCTTCGTACTATATGGCCTTCCTGCCATACGCTTCTTGTTCTCTTCCTCATCGAATGGCTCTGGCATAGAGAGAAGATGTTCTCTAGACAACCCCTCAACCGTTGGCCCCTCTACCCTTTGAAGACTGGATGCCGCAGCACGCGTAGCAGGGTCCGTCAAATCTATTTCCTGACTACCAGCCCACCAGTCCTCGACGGGTACTTGCTTGACAGCATCTAAGGGCTGAAACTGATCATAATAAGACTCTACTCCCATACCCATATCGCCAGGAGAAACATATCTGGGCGCAGGGGGAAGCCCTGAAGTTTGCGTAAGTGTTGGGTTCATCAAAGCATTAACAAGGTCAGATTCTTCCTTTTGTTGCTGTGCTGTATTCATTCCCTGTACTGATTGCTGTGCTATATCAACTGCGCCTGGAATTATGTTTGGGTTGTAAATTCCAGTTGTAGTCTCAGTCAACACTGGATTCATCAGAGAACGAGTCCACTCATTAGCTGTTTCAGCCTCAGAATAAGGATAAATGTAACTCCCTATACCGCCACTGTCCTCATCCTCCAGGCCACCCCTAACCGCATTAGGTCCATACGGTGTAGCTGCAACCTTCTCCTCATACGGAGTCTTTGTCATACGATCAAATATATCCCACTCTTCGTCCCCCATATCGCGCCAGTGAGCTTGCGTGATGCCATGAGACGAGTGTATGGCACTTGACGTATACCCTGTATCAAAGCCCGTTGTATAAAGCTGTGCAAGACGATCCCTATAGGCGGAACTGCCATCATACAGACCAAACACACTAATAATACCAGGGTACTGAGTTCCTGCCTCAAGATGATCTACACTCTCGTGCCGCAATGCTTCCTTCACCTTATCAAACTGTTCTTGGAACTGCCTACCGCTTTTCCATGCCCAAGGCTGCCACACATACCCACGCCTCTCGTGAACAGGGGTGGTCGGTGAAACGCCCTTACTCACAGAAAGGAACTCCTCAAAGTCTTCGAGATCTAGGTTGCCCGATGGAGCGTTCCATACTGCAAAGATTGTATACGCGTTGTAAAACAGCTCCTTCATGCTCTCTTGCACAGCGCTGTGATCAGAGCTAGGAGTTTCATTCATGGCCTTATAGAACGCCTTATAAAAACTTCCCGCCGACTCCACTACTTCTTCGGCCAGAGTGGTCCTTATAAGTTTCTCAACATCGTCATCACCAGTATCCGCAGTAGCCGTCGTACTAGTAGTAGTAGGCGTAGTCGTAGTCGTTGTAGCAGTATAAGGATCAGGAGGTTCTGCCTGCGTTGATCGCGTGAAGTTCCTCATAAAATCCCAGTTTATCTCTGGCTCCTCATCTCCTCGCGGAGTCAGCCACACTACAGACCATTTACGGAAAAGGTCGTTCTCAACAAAATCTGGATTGGGCGTTCCGTCCGCAAGTGAAGGCACCAGCGTAGGATCACCATACTGTAACTCCGTTATCAATGTAAGGGCACTATCTAACGCAGGGCGTGTGTCCTTGTAATCATTCTTACCCCTCCAATATTGAACTGCCTCCTGGGTAAGCCCACCTGTCCCGAGTTCATTCAGTATATCTTCTACTACTTCCTTATCGGTCATTGTTGTAGCTGACACACTCAACATATTACTGATTTCATGAAGGTCATGCTCTGGGTGGGCTGGATCGGTTACATCGTCATCATCAGTACCTGCTGGGCCTGGAGGCTGTCTATATCCCTGTGAATATGCAGACGAGGGGTCATACCCCTGATTGGTCATATTAGCTCCAGCTCCAGACAACGGGTTATTCTGACCAAACGGGTCAGCCTCAGCCACTCGGTTATTGTAGTTAGGGTGACTCTCATGCACCGACGCTCGTATGGCTTCCGATGCCAGTGTGTTCCTTGTAACATCCCCCAGGGTTTGAATAGACGCATCTATCCCAGCTTTACCGACCTCCACCATATCATCACCTGACCCCATAGAACTTTCTTTAACGCCTGTCACAAAATTTGGGAACCAACCACTATTGATAATTTCCTCGGCAGCCTTGGCATCTTGTGCCATAAGCTCTGGTGGCAGGTTCACCAACTCTTTAATGCCAGGGTTCTCCATAAGAATCATCTCAACTTCAGCCTTATCAAGCGTCAGTCCCCACGGTGTCATCAGTGAATTGGGGTTCTCAAGCTGGTATTTAGCCTTATCAACGGCGTTGTCGCCCGTATAATACGCAAAGTCCTTTATGACTTCTGAGCCACCAAGCATTGCCGTCGCATTAGTAGCCTCTTCAGACACAACCTGATCAAAGCTCATTTTCCCATGAACCATGTTCCACGTTGCAGACAGGGGCAAACCCGCCAACTCCGTCGCGTGCATAAACACCTTCGGCATATGCTCATAAGCAAAAGCCATTATGGGCCTCCCTGAGCGCCAGGTCTAGGAGTTCCAGGTGGAACCATAGGCCCAGGCGGTGGTGTAGGCATAGGTGGCGGAACCCCCATCATGGCATTAGGCATTACCTCTGGTGGTAACCCTGGCGGGCCTCCCATTGGGGGGCCACCCATTGGTGGTCCGCCAGGTGGTGGCGGCATACCCATGCCCATATCGGGTGACGGCGGCATCGGGGGAGCCATTGCCGCAGCCATCTTTTGCTGAAGCATCTGTCTCTTGTCAAAGAGTATAGCGAGCAGCTCTCCAAGATAGAAGTCAACTAAGTCCTGTCGCCCCTGCCTCTCAGCAGCCTGCATCATCGACCACAGTGTAGCTTCGGGCAGCATCTTCTCTGCAAGTTGTTCCTTGATCGCATCATCCATCTGGTCTGCGTCCTGTATTGCAAGGATACGATCCCGTATCGCCCTGTCAGACAGCAGCGGTGTCGGGCCTTCCCTTGCAATCTGTGCCATCGAGAACTTGGTCATGTCGTCCTGTGGCAGTTGCCCGATCAGATGTACCTCTGCCATACCCGCACCCTCGATCACATCGGTTGTAATCTCCTGTGCGAAGTAGGTTCGGTTACGATCCATACCAGATACTTCCATTGACTTATATGAACCAGAAGCATACTGGTCGGAAATAATATTAAATATCATACGGTAAGCCTTCTCTATAGACCTGAGATACTTACCTACTACTGTATCTACACCCTGCCTCAGAGTGTTGATAGCATAACCTGATAGCTGGAAGGGAAGATCCCCATATACAGAGTGGGGCAGGGAACCGCGTTGCAGCTCTCCTGATACCAGACTCATAAAAGCACCAGTCTCTTTTGCCACTTCCATTAACCCCAGAGGCTCTACATCTTCCCCTTGTGCAAGGGCAATCTCTGAACCTTCCAGGTATGGATCTTCATCCAGCGTCTTCGTACCATCCCGTGACCTTACCTTCAGCCCCTGCCGTCTGGCACGAGCCGTCATCTCAAGCAGCGTGCTCATCATAAGGTTGTGCTTGGGATACAAATCTCTGGTGGAGCGGAACACACTCTCACCCATATCGGCAATAGTATCTACTATAGTGGTGTTGTTCAGACCAACAATCATGGGGTTTGCGCCTACAGGTCCTATAAATACAGGAACCTGATTGGCTCCATGCTTCATCTGCTTCTTGGCAATCTTGTACTGGGAGTTATTCATGTCACCATTATGGATAACAATCGTGTTCATCTCCTTATCATAGAAGTCATACACGAAAGATCCCTCCGCATACTGCGGCGATTCCCAGTCAATCTTTACATTATACTGTGCAAAGATCTGATCCTTAGTCTTAATCATCTTGTGACAAGCCCAGTCCAACCCTTCGGGGCCAAGCCCCCAGTAAGTATGGAGCGGGTCCCACGGTGTAACGTCCACATAAGTGGAACCGTCCTCACGCTTGGCAAGCAACGCTCTTCCTGCGTACCATCCCCGTATAACGGTATACCATGCAAGCTGGTCACGCAGATTAGGCATCATCAGGGAACACAGACGCTCGTCTGCCGACCTGAGTATGCCTATAAGGAAGCGTTCCTTCTGGTCATTCTTGTCTCGGAGTTCCTCGTCAGCCCCGTCATGGGGTATCCTGACAGTCATCTCCGCACTGGCAATCCAGCCCATCACCTTATCGGCAAATGTCTGGGGTTCATTAGAGGTATAGCTCTGATAACCCTCGCCTGCATCGTAAGGCTCAAGCCTATACAGGGAGTGATCATCTTCCATGCGGTCACGCAAAGGCTCAGTAGCCTCGTAGTGGCCATCAACCAAAGCAATAATATCTTCTGGTTTTCTGCGTGCCATTTACACCCACCGTTTCACGGAGATTTTATTCCGATGCTCTACATAACCATACCCGAATCTGTCTATCAGTCCGTAGATCAACGCCTTTACTCCGTGGTTGTTCTTATCCTCGGGGGTATCGCCCACTATATTACCATCTCGGTCAAGTTTCCATCTATATGCTCTTGTCTGACCGTCCAGCGGACTGGCTACAGCCCCGAACTCAGATAACACACCCTTACATTTAGGCGAGAATACCATCCTCGGCCCGTGTGTCTTAGCGTCTATCTTCAGCCAACCCTTTAATCTCTCCGTGCCCTCGTTGATCCTTATCTTCTGGGAAGACAGGTACAGCCCCGTCTGAGACAGCCACACTTCCGTGGGCGCTGCCATAGCCTGATGCTGTGTACCCGCTATATCAATCACCCCAAAGCGAACATCTTTCCACCACGGCCTGGACTGAGCAACATCTATGATCTCATCAGTCACAAGTCCCTGTTCATATATCTCATCAATAACACATATCTGTTCGCCCCTGACCTGCACGACCTCGACGGCGTATGCTCCCGCATATCCTGGGTCCATCCACAGATGCACAGGGGTTCCTGGCTCATACTCCACTTCGCTGATGTGCATATCGGGTCGAAACTCCGAGAATACAAGCCCACGAGGTGGACTAGGCTTCCCCTCAATCCTCTCCATAAAGAAGTCATCACTGGATGCCTCCTTCAATCTAAGTATCTCTGGATCAGTAGCCCCGCCTGGATAAAGATGAGTGTTCGTATAGCTTGGCAGTGAGTATGCCCTGGCATCAGGCTCCGCACCAGATGCCCACGCCGTGAACATCTGCGGATACCAGCCAAGACTTCCCTCAAACGTCCCAGCAAGAAACATCCACCCTCGTCTCGGCGCACACCTGCCCCGTAGTCTGAAGAAGGTTTCCATATCAAGCTGACTTGCCTCACATCCAATAATCCCGTCTGGTGCTCTCATCGCAAGAGTCCTCGGGTCCTTAGCACTTTTAGTTTCAATGCTTGTCCCGTCCACTAACGTGATATGTCCAGGGTCTACTCGCTTGGATATATCCTTTAATACCCCTAGCTTCTCAAAGTCCTCGGCAAGATATGTAAACTCAGCTCTCGTCCTCTCGTAGTCCGCAGCTACCAGCCAGTATAATCCCTTACCCTCAGTCTCCAAGAACCTGGCTAACAAATATTTCGCAGCGATCATGCTCTTACCAGCCTGCTCACCACCCGCCACAAGGTTAAACCTGTACGGCGATGCGAGTATTATCTCCTGCGACTGGGTTGGCTTGAAGCCTACCCTGTCATACAGATACGATGTGAGCGTCCCCTTGGTTACAGTGGTCATTCACTAGCCTCACTATCCCAAAACGTGATGAACCCTGGAGTACCTTCACCTACCCAAGACCCTATAACATTAAACTCAAAATATTCTACCGCCGTAGTGTAAGGATCATCATCTGTTCCATCTGACTCCATCATCTCTACAAGAATCTCTATACACTTATCCTTGTCATATACCACTATCGGATCTCTGCCAATACGCTCACTTATCCCCACTATCGCATCCTCAAACCCGTCCGCCAGAAGCGCATCCGCATTCCACCCCGACACCCATTCCTTAATCCTGTCTATATCAACAGTCATTCACCAGCCTGCTTCCTCTTTAATATCTCGTCTATCTGCTGATCCACGGGAGTCTCCAGATTCTTCTCTACCTGCGCCACTTCCTTCGGATGCTCCCTCGCAGCCTTACGCCACTCCCTCAACAAATCCCTGGCAGCCTCATCCTGTACGATAGCCTGCGGCCTGTACTTATTGGGAAGATTAGCATTTAATAACGTGATTGCCAATACAGGAACCTTCTTCACAGCCTCTGGGTCCATAACAATACCCACTATAACCTCTTCCAACGCCTCCGCAAACTCCTGCCGCGCATCCAATACCCTCTCAGGAAACGTGGGGTCATTGGACATCCAGTCGCCATACGTCCACCGCTTTACCCCAGACCGCCGCAAACCGTTAAGGATAGTACCCTTCTCCTTTAACCCCTTCAGAAAGTTCTCCTGATTGGTTCTCATCTTCTGGCGCTTAACCGTTAATTCTTCCAAGCCCTTCTTCGTCTTCTCATCATCATCACGCGGAACCCTCTTAGCTGGTCTAGGCAAGGAACACCTCCATTACTTTACCTTATTTCACTTTACTACTAACTTTACCTTACTACCCCCCTAAAGGGGGGTAGGTAGTAAGGTAAAGTAAAGTTATAGTCTTACCTTACCCCACTTTACCCCACTTTACCCCGTAAAGTAGAGTAACTTAGGCACGAAGCAAGAAACTTTACCCCGAATCTTACTCCATATTACCCAGTAAAGTAGCGTAAACCTGGATCTTTTGTCAAACAGAAGCCTTTAACAAAAATAACCTGTCAGGGGTACCCCTATTCAAGTGTCCTATATCTCAAGCCATACCCCTAAACGTAACCAGAACTACTAAACCCGCGTCAGCCCCCAGTCGACAGTCGCAAGCGCCTGTCGCTGGTGGCTCGCCGCTACGTTTTTGCGACACGGGCACACGGCCTGCGATCATTGCAGCCAAAAACAAAAATTCTCTTGGCGTTTCGTATGGGTTGACCAGAATCTCGGAGCCGTTTTTGTCGGAGTGTCACGGTATTGCAAAAGTTCAACGCTACCGGTACCAGGCAGCCCGACACTGCAAGACCTACACCGAGTGACAACAGGCACCAGCCGTGACCAGCTTGACCAGCGTGGTACAATGTAAGCACATTATCAGATAGGAGGACACAATGGCACAGGTAAAAATCACAAGCGAGGATTTGGAATACTTCGGCAGGGTAGAACAAAAGTTGTACGAGTCGCAGATGGAGATAAAAGAACTCAAGGAGTTACTCCGAGAATTTCGCCCAGACCTAGTAGCACACACGGCGCGAGTGACTGACAAAATGATTAAGCAGGAGGAAACCGAAATGATAGAACTGACACAAGGCGACAGGGGTATATTTGACAGGGACATAATGGCTTACACATACGAGGCGGACTATCATTGCCCTAGCTGCACCCGAACGCGTTTCCATTGGACAAACAAGGCCTACGGCTATGATATGGGATTGCTTGATGGTTGGGGCATACCAGACAACGCGACAGACAGCGAAGGTAATTTAATACATCCAGTCTTTAATACCGACGAATGGCAAGAACTGTCGGACTGGTACGTTGAAGAAAACCCAACTCAACGACTAATATGTGGCGATTGTTTCGTAACTATAGACGAATACACGGCCACAATTTAGGCGAGGACAAATCAAAACAATTGAAATTGGAGGAAATCGAAATGGCAACAGCGAAACAGTACGCACTAATCACGGCAGAATTCATCAAGGCAGTAGAAGCAGGCACGCCGCCTTGGCACAAGCCTTGGACGGGCGAGAAAGCCCGTAACGGCTTAACAGATCGACCCTATACAGGCTTGAACCCCTTTACACTCTGGGCCGTAGCTCATAGGTACGGCTATGAGTCTGCTATCTGGCTGACGTTCAAGCAGGCAAAGCAGCTCGGCGGCTATGTCAAGAAAGGCGCTCGATCAACGCCAGTCTATTTCTGGAAGTTTGATGAAGTAACGGTAAAAGATGCAGAGATGAACACGGTCGAGAAAAAGACAGTTCCATTTCTCAAGATATCCTTCGTTTTTAACCTTGACCAGACTGAAGGCGTGACGCTACCAAAGCGCCGCAATCCGCAGCCCTTCACTGGCGGCACGCTAGAGTTTGAGCCAATGGAAGCAGCTCAGGCCATTGTTGATAACTACATAGCCAATGGCGGGCCAAAGCTAGACCATAGCGGCGGCGATGCAGCATTCTATGTACCGTCTACTGATACCATCGCTCTGCCTGCTAGGCAGACGTTTCACTCGATAGACGAATACTACTCCACCGCGTTCCATGAACTAGGCCATAGTACAGGCCACCCCTCTCGCGAGAATAGGTTTGCCGTAGGAGAAAAGACCGCTCGCTTTGGCTCTCAGGAATACAGCAAGGAAGAGCTAGTGGCCGAGTTTACTTCTGCATTCTTGGCGGCGGAGTCAGGCATCGACACAACACGAGAAAATAGTCAGGCATACATAGCAGGGTGGCTCCGCAAGATCAAGGAAGAGCCTAGCATATTGGTAACGGCGGCAGGTAAAGCGCAAAAGGCGGCGAATAGGATTCTGGCCGCAACGGTCGTTGAAGATCAGGACAATTCCTAAATATGAAAGCCCGCCACCCAGGTGGGCTATAGGTAGGGTTAGCCGCCTACTTACTGATGATTAAGGCTAGGAAGACAAGGAGGCCACAAATGTACTCGATAACGATTCACTCAGATGACCCCAGAGATATTCTGAAAGTAGCGGAAAAAGTAAAAGACATGGACGTTAAGAGATCGCAAAGAACGAAGGATCGATTCTACGGAACCGTTTCGATTTCTCTTGGAAATACCGTCATGGATAGATATGGAGGGCTCCTAGAAAGTCTATGCCGTGAAGGTGAACACCCAACAAGGTATCTTGGTGGACGAATTCTGTGGGAAGACTTATACGCAATATATCGTCAGGAGGCCAAATAGGTGAGGGCAGCCACTACGGTGGCTGTAAACCCGAAGACCCCGTCCCAACGCGAGGGTCAAATAACAAAAGGGTTAGAAAGGTATCAAGACATGGCAGAGTACAACGCAGACGCAGTACAGGCAGAGATAGACAAGGACAAGACCATAGGCAAGCAGGAAGGGAAAGCAATTCACTCACTATTGAAAGGCAGGACAAAAGACATGGCAACAGATCAGCAGGACGCAGAAGTTTGCTCAAAGTGCAATGCGGAAATTATGTATGAAAGCCCAGATAACTTTGACTCAGTATGCTACGAGGAAGACGGCGGAGTGCATTGCGAGGGGTGTTGCACCTGTGGCGATGATGAGAACGGTATGGCAGATCAAGTATCAGAACAGAAGGAGAAAGACATGGCAACAGAACAGCAGGGCGCATACGAAAACTACCAGATAGTAGCTCAAGCACAGGCGTTAGAGATTATGTTTCTGGATAGCTTACGCGTAGGCCCGTTTAGGATTGCAGAAATCACGAGTGGCCTCACCAATGCCAAGATAATGGCAATCGTGAAAGATGGCGACACCTCACCAGTGCCAGCCACATTCAACACGAGACAGGCAGCAGTGAACTACTGCGTGGAGCAGATACAGACGGGTGATATCTGTTATCACCCCTGCGGAGCCTATTAGGGGAGATACAGATAGCATAGGTCAGGCACACACGGTCAGAATAAATATTGAAAGGCAGGAAACTTGAAATGACAAACTACACACTCAGGGTACACCGATTCTCTGCATTAACGTCCTTACATTGCCTTTGGTGCAGGATACAGGCACGCTACAATCAGGCACTTATGAAGGGCCATAAGTATGAAGTACCAGAAGATAAGCTGCTTGATAAACCATTCTTCGGAGTAGAGCATGGGCCTAAAATTGGCTCAATGCTAGGCACTGCACCAAAAGATTTCGCATTTCAAAAGGCAGTATATAAGGCCATGATTGCCCATAGCAGAGACGTACACCCACAGAATATTACAGTCATGATACGTCTGGGATGGATAAAGAAATAAGCAGCTACGATCAGAACAAATATTTGAAACTGGAGTTATCACAATGCAACTGATGAAAGACGGCCCAAAGTACATAGCTGTATCCACGTTCGAGGAACGCTCGTTGCCAAAGGCGGCGGGCTTCCTGTGGAATCCCGTTCGTCGTGAGTGGGCTACCCCTGACCCAGTAAAGGCGGCAAGGTTGATTGACTATGCAGACAAAGCCCTAGCCGATCAGATCAGGGCAGCTATACAAAGCCAAGTCGATAGTGTGCAGGAATCATCGGCGAGCCACGCGGACATAATAATTCCTGCACCCGAGCCTTTGGAGTATATGCCATTCCAAAAGGCAGGCATTGCCTACGCTGCCAAGCGTAAGGCCACACTCATAGCCGATGAAATGGGCTTGGGTAAAACTATACAGGCCATTGGCATAATCAACATGGATCCAGAGATTCGCAACGTGGTAGTGGTCTGCCCTGCTTCGCTCAAGATCAACTGGCAACGTGAGCTTGAGAAATGGCTGACCCTGCCACTGAGTATCGGTGTGTGTAATGGTACAGTGCCAGATGCTGACATACTGATCACCAATTACGAGCAGCTCAGTAAGCTGCCACCACGCCCACTAGACTTACTCATAGTTGATGAGGCGCACTATGCCAAGAACCCCAAAGCGCAGCGCACCAAGTTA